GCGCTTGGAATTACGGGGCGGCTGGGACGATGAGGGCCATCGTGCCGTCGGTGAGGCCTGCAGCGGCACCGAACATCACTTCGAGCGATGCGATGAGCGAGCGGGTGCTCTTGTCGCTGTAGACATTGTAGCTGACCGTGAGGCCGATCGACTCGAGCGTGACGCTGTCGCTGACGAGGTAGTCGTTGTCGGACAGAGCAGGCACGCCTGCGGCCATGACGAGCGCCTCGGGCGAGCATGCGAAGCCTTTGAGGTTCGCTTGGCCGCCGAACGCTGTGGCGTAGTGGACGCCGTTTTCAAATCCGTAAGCGCCTTCGCCGAGATTGAGGGCGGTGGTGCTGGTCGGGATGAGGTTCGAGTAGATGACGGGCGAGACGACGAGGCCTTTGCGGGCGCTCTTGTGGACACCGGCCCAGAGCTTGGGCAGCGCGCCGGAGGTTGGGCTGATGCCTGCCTCGGCGGTGGTGATGGTGGCCGCGCCGAAGTTGGCAACGGTGACGGGAGTTGTCGCGAGGGTCCAGATTTTGTCCGCGATGGCGTCGAGGTTGATCTGGATGAGGCGCTCGAGGCGGTGTGCGCTTTGGAGGTCGCTGTAGGCGAGGCCGAAGGGCTGATAGATGTGGTCGAGGACGACGCTGGCTTTGCCGAGGGTCGTGCCGCCGATCGAGTTGAAGGTTGTGGGGTTCACCGATGTGGACGCCGTCGCGGAAGCGATGGGCACATGGATGGTGTCCTTTGGCTTCTTAACTTCCGAGCTGAAGTCGGAGGCGAAGAGGTTCAAAGCGCTGAGGCGCTTGCTGAGGACGGTTTTTGTTTGCTGAGCGATGGAGTCAGCAACCAGTGAGCTGTCGATTGTGTTGGGCATTGTGGTGGTTGGTTGGTGTTGGGTTTCTCCTTGGCTCAGGCCTTGGAAATTTTATTGCGGTGCTGCCAGATGGCGGCTTTGTGTTTCTCGAAGAGGGCGCTGGCGGTTTTGCGGTCTCCGGCTTCCACGGCGGCGATATATTCCGCTACGGGATCCGAGGCCTCGGGGCTGGCGTTCTCGATGACGGGGACGACGCGCGCGGCGGAGAGGCCGAGGCTGCGCTCGAGGCGGGCGAGGGCTTCGCGCTCGACGGCGAGCTCGAGGCTGGCGTTGTCCAGCTTGGCTTTGTAGGCGGAGATTTCGGCGAGGGCGGCATCACGCTCGGCGAGGGCGGCGTTGTATTTGGCGAGGATTTGGTCGGCTGCGGCGATCTTGGCGACGGGGGCGGCGGGTTGCTCGACCGGCTCGGCGACTGACTCGGCTGCTGGCTCTGGAGAATCCGACGGAGCGGACTCATCGGACGGAGCGGACGGATCTACGGGGGCGTTTTCGCTGACGACGGTGGCGGCGATGACCTCGACGGCCTCAGCGACGGCTTCGGGGCTGTAGGTGATAATCTCGGTGTTTTCCATACGCGGTGGCTCGGGTGTCAAAAGTGCGGCGGGGGTGTTGCGGTATTTGGCGAGGAGGTGGGGGCGGTTGGCGCTGGCGGCGATTCGGATCTCGTCGGTGACTTCATCGACGAATCCGGCGGCTTCGGCTTCGGTGGCGCTGAACCAGGTCTCGGCATCCATCCACTCGGTGATCTGCTCGGGGGATTGGCCGGACTTGGCGGCGTAGGCGCTGACCATGTTGGCGCGGATTTTGTCGAGGAGGGCGGCTTGGTCGCGGAGCTCGGCGGCGTCGCCCATGGCCATGCCCCAGGGATTATGGATCATGTAGAATCCATTCGCGGCCATCTTGACGGGGGCTCCGGCTAGGCTGATGAGGGTGGCCATCGAGGCGGCGATGCCTTCGATCTGGACCTCTACATTTCCTCGGCGCTGGAGTGCTGTGGCGATGGCGTTGCCGTCGAAGACCTCTCCGCCGGGGGAGTGTATTTTAAGCACGATAGTGTGATCTGCCGGGATGCGCTGGAGGTCGGCGAGGAAGGATTTGGCGCTGATGCCAAAAGCGCCGATCTCGTCGAAAATGGAGATTTCGGTTTGGCCGAGGTCGGGTTTTTTAGCGAGGGCATACCAGGAGTTCACGCTGGTGGGGCGGTGTCAAACGATGGGTGATTGACCACAGAGAGCACAGAGGACACAGAGGTGGACTAGACGAGGGCGCGGCGGAGGATTTTGTCGGCGGGGAGATTGAGGACCATGCAGAGCTCGCGGAAGAAGCGGGAGTGGAAGAAGGCTTTGGCGGTTTGCCGGGCTTCGGCGACTTCCATGGTTTTGTTGTAGCTCTGGTAGGTGGATTCGTTTTTCAGATCTTTGAAGGCTTGCTCGATGAGGCCGCAGAGGATGCCTCGGAGGAAATCGGGGTCAGGGTCTCCAAGGGCGGAGGTGTTGCTGGATGTGGACTTCTCGGCGAGGAATTGCTTGGGGCGGCGGATCGGGTTGCGGAAGTGGCGGGCGTTTAAATTTTTCGCGGAGGGCATTGAGGAAGAGCCTGCAATCAGGCGGCGGGGGTTGGATCAGGGAGAGTTTGGGCATGGCTGGGGAAGACATCGGCGGGGTTGAGGCCGAGGTCGGCGCATTTTTGCTGGCGGCGGAGGTAGCCGGTGATGATGGAGTTCTCGGTCTCGTTGGCGTCGAGGCCGTGGATGTCGCAATAGTATTCCCAGGACATGTAGCCGCTATCGAGGAGCTGGGCGTAAAGCCTGCCATCTCTGCCATTATCGACCGTGATTTTTTTGGGGGCGCGGAAGGAGACGCGCCACCAGTCGTCTCCGGGATAAGGAAGGCGACCGGCTTGGATTTCGTGCCAGACCCAGTATTTCCAGAAGGGGCGGCAGAATTGGTCGATGAGCATTTGCTGAAGGCGCTCGAGGAAATTCTGGGCGACTTCGAGGACGCCGCGGAACTCTGTGCCTGCGCTGCCGGTGTTCAACATGAGGGCTTCGGGTGGGAGGCCGATGCCTCGGGCGATCTCGCCGAGGATGGTCTTGATGAAGGGCTCGAAGGCTCCGGCGGGGTGTTCGTTTCGGAAGCTCTGGATGGTTTCGCCGGGTTTGAGCTTGGGGATGAGGTTGCCGTTGTAGAGGGTCTCGGTGGTGAGGTCTTGCGGGGGGTTGTCGCCGGAGGAGACGCTGGAGAGGCCGCCGCCGAGGCGGACGGCTTCGTTGCTGGTGATGGCGAAGGCGATCTGGGCTCCGGCTTTGGCGCTGCCTTTTTCGTAGGCCAAATACTCGAGGAGGTCGTGGCAGTTGATGATGGCGTTGTGCAGCCAGGAGATGCCGCGAGGGTAGCCGTGGCGGCGGACATGGCGGAAGTGGAGGATGTCGGCGGCGGGGACATCGGTGAACTTCCCGGCGGTGCGGTCGGTGATGACGCGGTAGGATATGGGTGCGCCGTATTTATCGAGGAGGACGCCGTCGAAGGCGCGCTCGGAGGAGTCGGCGGTGCTGCCTACGGTCTCGCCGCCGAGGAAGCGGACGCGGGCGGCTCCTTCTGCTGTGGTGAGGAATTGGGCGAAGAAGTCGCCATCGACGGCGACTTGGCGGAGGATGAGGGATTGGGCGGTGTAGAAATTGACCTGGGCGGAGGCGTCGAAGGCGAAGGCCTCTGAGCAGGCGCGGTCTTGGAAGGCTTGCTCGGCGATGCGGTTCCACTGCGGGTCGGCGGTGGCGGGCTTGGGCTTGATGCCGGTGCCGACGGCGCGCTGGGCCAAATGCTCGATGAGGTAGGAGGCGACGCCGAGGTTATTGTAAAGCCAGCGGGATTTTTTGAGGAGTTGGAGGCGGGTGTGGGGTGGGGTCTCGCGCTTGGGCTCGACGGTATTCAGGACGACGAGGCCTCGGTTAGGGGACCACTCGGAGGCTTCGAAGGCGGCGGCTTTCGGAGGACGGCCTGCGCCGGGGCGGGGTCCGCCGCGATTTGATTTCTTTGATTCCGGTTTGATTTTCGAGGCCATGCCTCGAGGTGGGTGTCAAAGCGGGCTGGCGTAGCGGGAGCGGTCGATGATGCTGGCGAGTTGGCGGGGGGCGTTGCCTTCCTGGTAGACTTCCATGATGGCGGAGATCTTCAGCTCGCGGGGGAGGAGGCTGAGCTGGCCGGAGCTGGCGGTGCCGTCGCCGGAAATGGATGTGATCGTCACATCATCGAGGCCGTTGGCGAGATCGGCGGCCATGGTGAGGAGCTCGGCTTTTGTTTTGCCGAGGGCTTTGAGGTAGGCTTTGAATCCGGCGAGGGCTTGGGCGTGCTGGTCCACGGCTGGGGGAGGGTGTCAAAGACTAGGATTTAACCACGGAGGACACGGAGGACACGGAGGACACGGAGGGGGAGCATTTCGGTGAGCGCACCGAAATGATCGAACGGATGGGACGGATTCGACGGATCTATTTGAGGACCCACCAGGCGACGCCGTGGAGCTTGGTGCAGTCGCCGTAGTGGTCTTCGGCGACTTTTTTCCAGTAGAAGGGAGAGAGGCGGGAGTTTTTGTTTTGGAGGAGTTGCTGGCCGGTGAGGCCGCCGATGAAGTCGGTGCCGGTGTCGGCGGGGAGGTGGAGGAGGGGGGGCATTTTTTTGTTAACGCGCTCGAGGTAGAGCTCGGTCTTGGCGGTGAGATCCACATAGGTGACGAGGCGGAGGCTGGGGTAGCCATTGACGGCGGACTGGGTCCAGGTGCCGAAGCTGGCGGTGGAGCCTTTGGAGGGCATGTAGACGCCGGAGGACTTGGCGCAGACTGAATAGACGCGCTCGGCGGACCAGCCGGAATCGATGAGGCCGAAGCGGGGGGTGAAGATTTTTTCTCCAAACTGGTAGCGGCGGGCGGCGAGGAACTCGGGGCTGATCAAGTCCTCGATGGCGAGGACGGTGCCGTAGTCGATGAGCCAGCTCTCGCCGGTCTGGATGCGGGCTTCGACGGTCCAGTGGGTCTGGCGTTCGCCGGGGTCGGCGCAGAGGGTGAGGACGACGGGTTCGCAGGGGAGCTGGGCGATGCGGTAGGTGGGGTCGCGGAGGGCAAGGATGGCGTCTTCTTTGACCTGGGCGGCGCGGTTTTCCCAGGGGATGCCGAGGAAGTTGTTGTAAAAATCGTGGAGGCCGCCGGTGGTTTCTTTTTTCTGGAGGAAGATGCGGGCGAGGCTGCCCCAGGAAATCTGCGGTGAGTAGAGGGCGGAGATGTGGGCGGAGATGTGGTCGGAGGGGGCTTTGGGGTTTCCGGCGATCCACTGGCCTCGGCGGACGAGGTCGGTCTGGAGGGCTTGGTGCCATGGGCTCTGGCAGGCGGCGCAGTGGTAGGTGGTGTCGCGCTCGACGGCTTCGAGGTCCCACATCCCGGCGAGGTCGCGGTGGGACTCTGGCCATTTGAGCTGCTCGAAGACGAGGGGCTGGGAGTGGCCGCAATCGGGGCAAGTGAGGTGGAAGCGGTGCTGGGATCCGGCGAGGAATTGGGACCAGATGGCACCGGTCTCGACGGTGGGGGTGGAGGTGAGGCAGGCCTTGGAGACTTTGCGGTAGAAATTCAGCCGGGCCATGGCGAGCTCGAGGGCGGGGGCTTCGAGTGAGGAGTCGTCGGGCCATTTGTCGACCTCATCGGCGAAGAGGTAGCGGATGGGGCGGGAGGCGAGGTTGCCTTCCGAACAGGCTCCGACGAGCTTGAGGGTGCAAGACGCGAAGTGCATCTCGGTTTTTCGAAAGTCGTCGTCGTTGGAGGGGAGGAGGGGCTTGAGGGCGCGGCAGGAGCGGAGTCGGGGATGGAGCTCGCGCTCGGACCATGACTTCGCGTTTTCGTTTGTGCTGGTCACATAGAGGATGGGGCCGGGGTCTTCGGAGATGGCCCACATGAGGCAGTTGGCGAGCCAGGTGGTGCCGCCGACTTGGGCGGACTTCACGAAGGTGAGCTGGCGGATTTTGGGATCAGAAAACCAGAGGTGGAGCTGCCGGAGGTATGGGGTGTAGTCGGCATCGTAGCGGCCGGGGCGGGGAGAGAAGCGTTTGTCGAGGGTGACATTTTCTTGCGCCCACTCGAGGGCGGTGGGGCGGAGGGAGGGTTGCCAGATGCGAGAGAGTTGCTCGCGAGCTGCGGGATCAAGAAGCGAGGGCATCGGGGTTGATCTGCTGGGCGGCGCGCTGGACCTCCTCGGCCTCGGCGCGGATCTTGGCGGCGATGTCGTCGGCGACTTGGGGGAGGAGGGAGAGGATGCGGTCGGGGAGGTTCGAGAGAGCGGCGGCGATGGCGGCGGAGTATTGCATGAGCACCTGGACGGCCTGCTTGCGATTCACCACATCGCCGGAGGCGGCGCTGATGCCGGGGGCGTCTTTCTCGAGGCGGCGGAGAGCTTCGGCGTGCTGGAGCCACATGCGGCGTAGCGACATCTCGGCGTCCAGATCGCCGACGGACTTGGCAAGCTCGGCGCGCTCGCGCAGGTCGGCGGTGGCCTCTTTCATTTTCCTGATCTGGTTTTCCAAGGTCAGATCCTCATCCGACCACTCGCGGGCGATTGAGGGAGCGGCAGGCGCGGCGGCCCCGACCGGTATCATCCCGGCGGCCGCGCGCTCGGCGAGGAATTGGTTCCACCGTGGATCGGCGGCATCGCGCCACTTCCGCACGGCGCGCGGAGTGACGCCGTGCCGCGCGGCGCACGCCTTCACCAGGTCCGCTTGTTCCCTTCCGTGTCGTTTCATTTGTTACGGAACGGAACGATGTCAAACGGAACGGAAGCGGAACGGGTTCCTTGGTTCCGGTTCCGTATGGTTTCGGGTCCGCTCTCATAAAAGTAACGAGCGACTGGCAAACTGCAGAGGGCGCGCACTCAAAGAGATTCCTTTGCACTCGTGGACAACGGAACCGAAACACAGGTGCGGAGGTCTCCGCCTTTAAGACATGACTGTCCCCATACCCGTTATCACAAAAGCCAAAAGACCTATGCCACCTATGCCACCTAGTCATGAGAGGGAATCCAAACAATGCTGGAGAATGATTTGCAAATGATGGAAAAGACGGGGGTGCTGCGTGGGTGCGGGGGTCCAGTGCGAAATGATAAAAGGGGAAGGGGGTGTTGAGTGTTAAGGCTCGGAACATTGCGGACCCCTGCATGACCTATGCGGAAACAAAAAGGCCCGCCGTGTGGCGGGCCTTGATCTCTACTCGAGGACGGTGAGCGTGTAGACACGCTGCCGGTTCTTGCCGGACTGCCCCCATCGGACCACTCGTCCCGATGGCAGGCGGAACTTCTTACCGCCATACTGCTCGGCGAGGAGCCTGCCGAACTTCGAGTTGGCCCGAGCCGTGAGCACATAACGCCGAGGGCCATCCTTCCCGTCCCTCTCCTCCTTGCCCTCGAGCATCCATGTGAAAGCATTCACCTCCACGGCCGCCTCGACGACATCTTGGAAACAAAACTCCTGGTCGTCATCCACGCCCTTCGCCAGTTGAGCCACCAGAGCCGTCATGTCCGCCAGTTCCGAGTTGCCCGACTCCTCGACCGGCAGCGGCTCCATGGGATCCCCGAAGCCTGCATGCTGCACCATCCCCCCAAAGACCGCGCACCACGGTTCATACCCGCGCACGATCCGCGTTGGGCTAGGCCGTCCAGCTTCATCCCAGGACCGCACAATCGACCACAGGCACGCGAGGAGTTGGGCGCGCGTCGAGGGCTTCTCCAGCCACTCATCCGAGAAAACCTTCTCGATCTTCCGCGCCTGCGGGTCCGCCTCGTCCGTCAACATGCGGCAATGCAGGAAGCGCCGAGCCACATCCGGCGTGACCTCGAGGTTGTTGCCGGTCAGGAACACCGTGGCGATCTTCGGCACCGCAAACTTCTGCTGGGTGTTCATCTTTCGCCCAGTCCAAGTCGCCGCCGTCAAAAACGCATTAAGGGTCGGGGATTTGAGGAAGCCGTTGCAGTCATCAAAAAGGATGTAAGGCGACCCCGCCAGTGACTCAGTATCCAGAATCTTTCGCCAATCCTCCTGGTTCTCCGGCAGCGGTTGCACATCGCATGTGCCCAGCGTCGAGATGATCGCCAACTGCGCCAGCAGCGTCTTGCCCGAGCCCACCGAGTTCGAGGAAAACATAAAGTTCATCCGCCTCGCCGTCGGCCTCAGCAGCGGCGCGGCAAACATCGCCAGCATCGCCGAGATCACGATCGCCTCATTGCGCGACTGACCATCCGCCTTGCGATCCCCGAAAGGAAACTCCGCCACCAGCGCGCGCAAAACATTCCGCGCCTCCTCCAGCGGCATGTCGGTCGCATACTCCACCCCCGAGTTCTGAGTGTAAGTCTGCGCCTCGTGATCATAGCCATAAGGCAACAGCTCGATCCGCCCATCCTTCCGGCGCACCGGCTGCCGCACCGTCGCCACCCGCATCAGCTCACGCTGCCGCTCAAGAAATTGATCGCTCTCCAAGATCGTCGCCGCCGCATCGACTGTTAAAGTCTGTGGCCGTCTTTGCGATCCAATGACCTCACCTTCTGGTGACTTTATCACTTGCCACTTGAATGTAACTAAATGGTCCTCGCAATAAGTCCTAAAGCGCCTTGCCGACATTTCCACTAAACGCCCCTCCGGCGAAATCGTCATCGGAGAACGCTGGCGAACAAAAACGCCGTTCTGACTCAAGATTCCTCCGATTTCGCGGGCCATCATTGAAATGACTGGCGCGATCTGCACCATTGGCATCTCCTTTTTTTCTTTAGTTTGCGCACATTGCTCATCCGCCCGATCCGGCACGATGCCGTATTCCGCCAGCTTCGAGCTGACCATATCGCCTATCTCACTCATGTTATTTTTTATTCCTTGGTTAAAATTTCTCTCTCCAACTCCTCCGCCGCACTCGTCAGCCACTCGTCAAAACGCCCATAGTGCCGACACCCCGCCAACGCCCGCGCCACCGCCTCCCGATCCGCAAAGCCCCCCATCGCCACCCGACGACACTCCCCCCGCCAAAAAGCCAACACATCCCTCCGAGGCAGCATCTCCGCGATCGTCAAAGCCGGAGCCGACGGCGCGAAATAAAGGAGCTTCTGCTCTTTCTCCCCCCGCCAGCAGCCAGGCAGCCGCGTCAACCGCACCGCCGACAGCGCGCCCTGATCCGCCCCCGCCGCCACCAGCCCCAGCACCTCCCGCTTGATCTCATCCCACTCCCTCTTCGTCGCCGCATCCACGCGCACAAGCGCATGCACCGACCGCCCCCCCGAGGTCGTAATCGCCGCAATCCTCGGCACCACCCTCGCCAACGCCCCCAGCCACAGCCTCACCGGCGCCTCATCCGATTCCAGCACCATCCAGCGCCAAGCCAGCACCGACTCCTCCGACCGGCGCGACATTTTCCCCAGGCGAGGATTCGGCCGCAGCTTCCCATCGACCGGCTGCGCCAAAAACCAAACGCCATCCCGCCCCGAAGTCGGAATCCTCTCAATCGGCCACACCGCCTGCCCCTGCGACTTGTATTCCGAGAAAACAATCACCCGCTCCCCAGCCTCCGCATTATAGAGACGGCTCAAAAACTCCGAAGCCGACACCCCCGCCGGATCCACCTCCGAGCGATTCGCCAACCAAGGCAAATCCACCGAAGCCGCAAAATCCCCCGCGATCCTCCGAAGCATCTCCGGCTCATAAACCAAACGGGGGCGAGGCTTAGACAACGGCAATTCATCTCGAGGAGCAGCCACAGAGCGCGAAGCAGAGCGATCACTCTCCCGCAGCAAATATCCATCCTCCCCCGGCCCATTCACCGCCGACCGCAGCTTGTGCTCCAGTTCATGCGTCGACCACTTCTCCGCATTCCCCTGATTCCAATTTTCCAAAATCCCAAGAGCCTCCGAAGGCGCCAGCAAAAAACCCCGCACCAAAGCCCGCGCACAAAGAAGCGTGTGCGTATGTCCGCCAGCGCCCGACACCGCAGGCCCCATCTTCTGCAAATACCTCGCCGCCCTCTCTGCGACAGAAACTTTGTCCTTGCTCACAGGGCCCCCCCGATCCAGATTCCCACCCGTTGCACACCGGCAACCCCATTAAATTTTGTGGGAGCCGTGTGGGAGTCTCCCGCAAGTGCTTCAAATACAAGACAAAACCTTGCCTCGTGGTGTAACGGTAGGGAATTACCGCCCACGCAAGATATTGAAAAACAACGCTCCCCCACTTTATCCCACACGATTTTTATGGATGCGTGTGGGAGCATGTGGGAGTCTGAGGCCATGGCGTTTTTACGGCAGACACCCAAGTCCTCTTTCTGGATCCTCAAATACCGCGACCTCGACTCGGGACGGTGGCGCGAGGAATCCACCCACTGCCGCATCGATGACCCCAAGGAGACGCGCAAAGCCCAGCGCATGGCCGAGGTCGCCTCACGCCGCGAGGCCCAACTCGCCCCGCGCCACCAGGGAGATTTTGTCGAGTGGGCTCCCGCATACCTCATCGCCCATTTTTCAAACACGCGATCGCGCAAGAGATACGAGCTCGCCTGGTCCCGCTGCGTCGAGTGGATGCGCTTGGGCAATCTCCGGCACCCCGCCGAGATCCGATACGAGCACGCCAGCGAGTTCATGGATTGGCGCAAGGACCAAGGCGCCTCCCACAATACCGCCCGGCTCGAGCTGAAGCTGTTCTCCTTCGTGATGCAGGAGGCGCTCCGCCGCGAGCTTTGCACGAAGAACCCCCTAGCGCTCGCCAAGATCCCACGCACCGCGCCGAAGCCGAAAAAAGAGCTATCGACCAAGGACTTTGCCGCCGCCCGCGCCGCCTTCGCCGATCGAGCCGATTGGATGCTCACCGTCTTCGAGATCTGCGCGCATCTCGGCTGCCGCTTTAGCGAGGCCGAGTTCGGCCGCGAGGATGTGGATTTTAAGGAAAAGGTCATTTGGCTCTGCGATTCAAAGCGCAAGGACGGCGACCCTCGGAAGCGCTACGCCGTGCCCATGCCAGACGGCCTCGCCCAGCACCTGGAGCAGGCTTTTAAAAAACGCGACCGCACCAGTGGCCACCTCACTGGCGACCAGAACCGCGTCTTCAATTCCATCCTCAAAGCCGCCACCGGAGCCACCAGCCACAGCCTCCGCGTTTCGTTCGTCACTCGTTGTCATCGGGCGGGCCTTAGCGAGTCGCAAGCGATGCGCCTCGTGAACCACTCCACGCGCCTGGTTCACGCCGTGTATTCGAAGCTGAACCTGTCGGATGCTCAGGCTGCGGCAGCCTTGGTGCCCCCGCCTGGTGCGCTATAAAATCCCGCACCCACCGCACCGTCGTCTTCCGGCCAAAAAAAGGACACCCCTTGCGCTTGAGGAACGCGATCTCGTTCTTCGAGAGCCCGATCACATCCGCCAAGTCGCAGGGAAAAGCCAATTTGTCTTGATCATATTGCTCACTCATTTCTCAATCCTCTCCTGGTATTTCTGCAAAACCGCCCGGCTGTAATCCGAGGTCGGCGACAGCAGCGCCACGGCCAACTCCGCCGCCTGCTCCCGCCACCCCTTCATCTCCAGGATCAACCTCGCCTGATCATCGTGGAATGCCTTGGCCAGTTCCCGCGCCGCCTTGATCTCCTCCGATTGCTCCAGCAGCCGGTCTCCCGCCTCGCGGATCGCCGCCGAGGCCACGCCATCCTCGCTCACAATCTCTCCCGCCAGGGCGTGCATCGCCACGGCCAAAATATGCGTCTCTGTTCTCATTCTCTGTGTCCTCCGTGGTTAAATCCCCGGAGGGTGGGGGAATGGAGCCCAGTGCAGGACCTCCTCCTCGATCTTGTCCGCCGAGACGAAACGCCAGGTGCTCCCATCCAGGAAGCCCGTCCACACTTCGCCCCCCTCCAGATGCAGCAGCACCGTCTCCTCATCATCCGGCAGCTCATCCGCCACCGGCCGCCAAAAGAGTTGGCGGAAAAACTTCGGCTCTCTCTCCGTGCCCTCTGTGTCCTCTGTGGTTAAATTCTTCATTGCTCTTCCCCTCCGAGTTGGATCAGCGTCGTCGAAGCCGCGCGGTGCGCGCCCGCCATGTCTGCCAGCAGCGCTTTTACTTTCGCCAGGCGACGAGGCTCCCACTTCACGGGGAAGCCATCGTCCTCCGCCCGCTTCACCCATCGCAGGAAATCCATGTGGATCGCCTCGAGCGTGAGGATGCCCGTCGTGCCCGCCGAGGCCGTGCCGCCCTTGCTCGAATCCTCCCGCACGACCTCCCCCGCTTTGATTGATTTTTTCAACTCCAGCGGGGTCAGGGCGAATTCCTCCGCCACTTGCAGCCACTTGCTCGCTTCCTGTTGCCATTCCTCACGCGCCTTGCCGAGGCCATCCAGCGCTTTTGAGAGCGTCAGGTGGTGTTCATCGGAAAGCGCCTCTGATCGCGCTCCCTCCAGCGCTTCCAGCGCCTCCGCCGCACGCAGGTCCTTAAATTCGAGTTGGAGCGACTTTTCCGCCTCGGCCACGACTTCATCGCCGAATTGCCTGCGGCCCTCCATGCGCCAATCCGCCATCCACCGCAGCGACGAGCCGCGCGCGGCGTGGACATAGCGGCCGATCTGCTCCCATTCCTCTTGGGAGGGCGGCCGGGTAAAAACAAGAGCCCCGCGCGAAAATGTGCAGAGGCCTTCGGGTAGAGTGAGGGTATTGTTGTTCATAGAAGTTTAGTTGAATTACAATTTTTCAGAAACGCTTGAAAAACCCTCGTCAATGCGTGCATGAATTGAGTCAAGGCATTGAACTGCATGAATTATTGATAAAGAAATTAAAATGGCTGAATATTCGCTTTCTGTTGGCCCTGTAGCAGTAACGCCATTGCATTTATAAAAATGCTGATCAGCTTGTTTTTTTATTTCTAAAAATTGTTTCAACGCATTAGCAGTTTCATTTTCAAAATATTCATTCATAAGTATTTGTTCTTTCTATCGTTTCTCCCAGGCTTTGATTTGTGCATCGCGGAAAGTCTGCCTGGAGCTTTCGGCCTTCCGGAATTTGAAGACGCCCAGCCGGATCTTGTCGGCCCACTGGGTCGTGTAGTGGCTGATGAGCGCGCGGGTGCAATCGATCTGCCGCGCGA